GGTGGTATGTGGTGGTGTCCACTGCCTCCATTATAATATACTACCTTTTAAACCAAGATGGAAGACCTAAATGCGGTCTTTTATCAAACATATTTTCTTTGGATCCAGGAGTCTTTTTATTGTTATAATGTAAAAAAACTTGAACACATTCTTTGCCTTTAAATTTATTTCGCCAATGTTCTAATTCACAACCAGAATAAACCAGCATGTCTCCTGGTTTTAAATCTACTTTTATACCTTTTGTGTTTTCTGAAACATAACCAACACCTTCTTTAATACCACCTTTTTTAGGATCTGGTTCTAAATATATTGGCCAAGGATCACCACCTAGATTCATAGTGGTTGATATCTCACAACTAAATCTATCTTTGTGTCTTTTTAAAATATCACCTTTTTTATATACTCTTGCATAAGTGTACGAAGGATATAATTTTAAACCTGTTATTTTTTCCATTTGTGGTTGACACTTTAACATAAGTGTTTCCATTGCAATATCTGCGTAATGAGAATAAGTATTAGGCACTTGTGGATCATCATATGCTCCAAGTATATTTTCAAAGGGTGAAAAATATCTTGCTTCTTTACATGTGTCGTGAACCTTTTTCTGCAGCAAAAAATAATCTGCTATAAAAGATGCTAGATCTTTTGATATCGCTTCTTTAATTACTGTGTACTTATATTTTTTAAAATCCATAATTAAAAATAATTAATATTTAATACCACTCTTTTTTTCGAATCTGTAGTATTAGTTCCTTTATGTAACATTTCCGAATTAAAAATAACTATTTTGTTTTCTTCAGATAATATTTTTTGTTTATTACTTTCAAATAAAGTATATCCATTGTTTGAATTAACATAATAAACTGCAGTAAAGCAATTATAATTTTTAAAATCTTTATGAAAATATCCCTCTGATAATTTTTCAGAATAAGGGTTGAGATTTGCTTTTACTTTTATTAAAGATTTAATTTTAAGTTTATCTAATAAAGAAGATAACACATTAAAATAATCTGAATTAATTTTTGGATTTTCATAAAACAAATGAGTTAATTGATATTGAGTTAAATCATTTCTCCAATCACCTATTGATTCTCTAGCTTCTTGAAAATACCAAGGAAAATGATCATTTAATATTAATTGGTTGATTTTTTTAAAATCTTCTGTAGGTAAAAAATTTTTAATTACTTTAAACATCTTTTGCCATCTCATTAGGCACAGCTTGTATATTCCAATGTATAAATCTAAATGGTTCTATACCATGGTCTATTACGTACTCGTGTTCTAAATAACCTGGAAAAATAATTAATGTTCCAGGTTTAGGTTTAAAATGAACAAGTTCGGAACCATGAAAAATTTTTTCACTTGGCTTCATTTTAAGTTTTGTAGCACGTGCTCCTGTTCTAGGTTCATGAAACACAGGATAAGATGTTTTATCACTACATTTTAAAAAGTAAAATCCAGATACATGTTGATTCCAATGTATATGTGCATTGTGATGACCTCCACCTTTTTTTGAAAATTCTTGTACCCACAATTCAGAAAACATAGTTTTGTAATATCTCATATCAAAACCTTGCCAATCTAAAAATTCCCAAGATTTTTGTCCAATGTATTTTTTAAAATCTAAAAAATTATTATCATTTACTAATGGTGTTGAATGATAACTTCTTCCAAAGTCACCCCATTTTTTAATATATTCTTTTTCTCTTTTTTTAGCTTCTTTAATATAATTATTAGATGCTTTATTTAAAGATTTTATAAATTCAGGTTTATGCTCAGTCCATATTGGTGTGCTAAAATAATTATTTATGTACATCTTTTTCCTTTATTTTTGTTAATTTAATATTTATAATTATTGTTATTCTTTTTTTAGATTTAGATTTTTGAGGATCTATAGAATGTTTTAAGAAAGAAGGATACAAATAAAAGTCATCTTCTTCTGCGTCTTCTAACCATGTTTCACGCAGCCATGAGTTTGTAGAATTATTTAAGGAAAAAATATCAAGTAATTCTGGAGCAAGTTCACCTATGTGATCTATAAATGGTAAAGTATTATAATATCTAGTGCCAGTGTGATTTTTTTTATCAAACTGTAAGTAATGCACAGCTGTAAAATGACATTTTGAGTGAATATGTGGTCTCATAAAATTATCTTTGTCTAAACAAGTATAGTTTACTATTTCGAATTTAAAAGAGTAATCACAAATAAAATTTAATTCATTTAATGTTTTTCTTAAAGCATCTTCATAAACTGGAATTATTTTATTAAAATTTATTTTTTTATATTTTGTATTTTTCCAATCATTATTTACGTGATGAAGTACACTTAAATTATCCCAGTTGTTTCTTTTATTATTAATTCTATAATTTTTATTTATTGTATTAATTATATTTTTTTTATCATATAGAGTTTTATTTATTTTAGTTTTTATAATTGGAAATCCAAAAAGATGTTTAGTTGCTATTTTCATTATTTAAATGGCTTTCCTAAATGCCAAACAACAAGACTGTATCTTGTTCCTGATATTACTGGTTTTACTCTATGCCATAAAAAAGAAGGAAAAATAACTATAGAACCTTTTGGAAGTATTTGATTTACTTTTAATAAATGTTTCGATTCATCTCTCATAGGAGGTTCATAATCTCTACAATCAAATTCTAATTCACCACCTCTATATTCTGAACTGTCACTTAATTGACAAGTCATAGATAGTTTTCTTATTTTTCCATGATCAGGAGTACCAGGTTTATTGTAAGGCTTATCCCAACTATCGCAATGCCAATCATAATATTGATTAATTTTATATTTTGTAAACTGGCAAGACTCACTTCTATCCCATTCAAAATTCCATCCTGCATTTTTATTAGCCATACTAACATAAGGATGAAGTTCCTTATAAATCCAAGTATCATTTAACCAAACTAAATCAGAATTTCTTTTTCTTTTTAAATCTAAAATTTCTTTTTTAGATAAATTTTTTTTACCATAATCCCCTGTTCTTGCCATAACTTCTTTTTGTTCATTTGCATATGCTATTACATCATCACAAAATCTTGGTGTTAGAGCAGATTTAAAATACCAATAATAGTTAGAAAGATTCATATGTTGTTGTTAAAACAAAATTTAATTTTTCTTTTTGGTTATTTTTTATTATGTACATATTAGTTGATGGAAACATTATAAATTTATTATTTTCTAAAGGAATATTCCAAGTATTTCCTTTACGTCTATTATCATCATAATAAATTGTTACAATACAATCTTTAGCTTCTACTCCATATAACAAGGTAAAATCTGATGAGTTACTTAGATTCATAGGATCTGTATTTATCAAAGGTTTTGATATTTCATTAGGTTTGTAAAAATTTCCCCAATTTTTTTTGTTTTCAATCTTTAAATCATAATTTACATGCATATGTTCAATAACATATGTATTCATCATGTCCCAAGATTTAGAAAAAGGTAATTTTTTGTTAATTAAATTTGATTGTAAAATATCGCTGTTAATTTTTTTACGATTAATTTCAAAGCCTTTTGGCATTGAAACATCTCCGTAATATAGAGCTATTTCAGATAATATCTTTTTTTGCATACCACCACTTGATATATATTAAGATAAAGTATTTGTCAAATTCCAACCGTTTGAATTGTCTGTTTGATAAGCATCCTCATCCCAAATATATGTCCATCTATGCGTTTCAGCATCATTTTGTGAAATTTGTTCTGTCGTTAATTCAGGACATTCTGTAGGTGCTTTCCAAGACGCACTTTCTATATGTTTTACCCATGATGCAAAAGGTTTTTTTGGCCAAAATATTTGATTATCTTCGTCCCAAATAGAACCAATTCCTGCATAATTTCCTCTAAAAGGAGTTCCTCCTTTTATATGTTGATTAGCATGAGTGTTGTATGAAGTTTGAATCCACATTTGTGCAGGCCAATTATTGTGTTGTTCTAAATATTCTTGACCAACTAATTCATCTTCTACACCATCAGCATTTAACATATCTTTATTATCTAAAGTTAATACTGATATAACTTTTCCGTTAGCTCCTAATTTTGCGAAATGTGCCATAATATTTTCCTAATTTTGATATTTATACCTTACAATTACAACTCCACTACCACCATTTCCTCCGCCACCATAAATTCTAGTAGGTCCAGGATTAGAAGTGTTTGGTTTACCTCCACCTCCACCACCACCAGTGTTATCTGTACCATTTAAACCTTCTGATTCGCAAATAGGATTTGGTCTTGTTCCAAAACCACCTCTGCCACCACCACCAGCTCCTCCTGCAACATCAGTTGAATTACCACCATCTCTATTCGAACCACCACCTCCACCAGCTCTTGCTGTAGGTGTTCCATTAATTGAACTTGTTGCACCAGCACCTCCTGCGTGACCTGTTGAACCACTTTCTCCAACAACAGTTGCTCCACCGCCACCTCCACCTGAATCACTTGGTGCAGGACTTATTCCTGGAGTTGAAGCTCCACCATTATTACCTTGAGGTGGACTTACTGCAGGTGTATTTCCACTGCCACCTGAGCCAGCATTATGTCCTCCGCCGCCTCCTGAACCGCCATTAGCTCCTGGAAAAGTCGTAGGGCCTCCGCCTCCACCACCTCCACCACCAGTAGCTGTTTTTGCAAAACCTGAAGAATTAGATCCACTACTTCCTCTAGTACCATTACAACCAGGTCCAGTAAATGGATTAGTTCCTGGGCCTCCTCCGCCAACTACGACTGGATAACCTTGAACTGTAGCAGTTATTCCACTTCCTGCATCTAAAGGACTTGCTGTATATGGTGCTTGTGGAGATTTACCTTCTCTAAATCCTCCTGCTCCGCCACCACCTCCAGCACAACCTGTTCCTCCTGCTCCACCACCAGCAACTACAATATAAGAAAACTCATTTGAACCACATGCATTTCCAGCACAAGAAACACAAAAAGTTCCTGGGCCTGTAAATGTATGAACTTTAAAATCACCACAACAAGATATTGTTCCGCCTGTTGCAGTTATATATACTTTATTTGGAGCTAAATCACTTGTAGATGATGTAGTGATTGCTTTCCATCCTTCAGTAGCATCTACATAAATTAAAACTGCTGCAGCATCAGCTGTTTCTATAAGTAAATCTGAACCATCTCCATTTATATTAGAACCATTTCTTGCAATTGTAATAGCATTTGTACCTGAAGTTCCTGCATAATCTTGAATACCAACTATATCTCCAGCTGAAGGCGAGGCAGGTAGAGTTGCTGTAATTGCGGCTGAAGTTGTATCTACAAAATATCCATTACCCGATACTCCTGTAAAGTTACCTGTTTTTTTAGTTGTGTCCCAAGTAACAGCTCCTATGTTATTAAAAACTCCTTGGTCTAACATTGTAGTTCCGCACGATACTACTCCCATTATAAATCTCCTTTTATCTTAGATAAATTAATTTTAAATTTTTCTCCAGATATATTATTTATCATAAATATATCACTTTCACCTTCTTGTAAAGTCCAATTTCCTTTGGTTCCATCTACAACATTTCCTTGTTTTTTAGCTTGGTTAGATAAATGTAAATCCCCTGTATAGATATTTTGCCAAACAGCAACTGTAGTACCTAAATCATAGGTATCATTTGCCCCAGGAATAATATGTCCTGTAGCAGTAATAGCACCAGAAGATATATCACCTAAATCAGCTGTAATATCTACAACATTAGTTCCATCCGAGTATAAAATTTTATATCCTTTATCTGTAGCTGACCATGTAGCTCCTGTCCCACTAGTTGTTTTAAAAGTTACTGTAAAAGCACCAGATGTTGCATTTTCAACTAAATAAGTTTTTTCTATTGAATCTGGAATAACTACATTTACATTAGTAGTAATGGTTCCAGTTAATCTTAAAACTTGATTTTTACCATTTGATAAAACACCATTTGAAAAAGTTAGAGTTGCACCAGTAGTTGCATTTAATCCTACCGCATCATAACCACCAATCGCTTGTTCAAGAATTAGTAAATTAGTATTGGTAATCTGTCCCCAAGTTCCTGAATTTTCTCCAGTTGCTTGTACCGTTAATTTTAAATTAGCTGATGTTGAATTTGCCATATTTTAGATTCCTTAAATTATACCATAATATTGTATTTATGCAGCAGTGTCAACTTCCGTCCATGGTTGAACTGTCCCTGTATTTACTTCTGTCCAGACTATGGTTTTTTCTTCTCCCAAAGCCATTGTCATAGCGATTCCAGTCAGTCTAGCAACAGAATCTGTTGCATCTGCCTGACCTTCTTGCATAGTTAATTCTTGACCAGTTAAATCTACATCAACACTTACTGTTAAAGCAGCAGTTCCAAGATTTGCTGTGAAACCTATTCCAGTTAAAGAGACATTTGCATCTGCAGTAACTGTTGAAGAATTTTCTTGCATAGTCAATTCTTGACCAGTGACTACTACATCTGCATTAGCAGCTACACTAAGATTACCTTCTGCAATACTTAATAGTTCTCCAGTTAAAGATACTTGACCTGTTCCAGTTGCAGCTAACGTCCCTGCATCCATGGTCATTTCTTGACCCGTAATATCTATATTAGCACCTGCAGTAACTGTTCCAAGTCCTAATGCTGCAGACATTCCAATTCCAGTAACAGACGCGTCAGGAGAAGGATCTACTGTTCCTTCTTCTGCGGTCATTGCTTCACCGGTAACTGAAGCAAATGTATTTGCGTCTAAAGTTAAAGTTCCTTCTGTTGCAGTTAACAACTCTCCAGTAAGTGAAATATTACCTGTTCCAGTGATTGAAACAGAATCTAAATTAGATGTTAAATTAAAACCAGTTACAGCTGCATCTGAATTTGCAGTTGCATTAACAGATCCTAAATTTGAATTTAAACTTTGACCTGTTACTTCTATATTAAAATCAGCTTTTCCAATTGCAGTTCCGTCTGCAATAGTCATTGATTGACCTGTTAATGAAACATTTGCATCTACAACTGTAGTGACTGAACCTAGGTTTGCATTGAAACCAATTCCTACAGGAATTTCTTTTATTCCTACAAATATATTAATTCCATCATTATTTAATGTGGTGTTTAAAGTTTGACCAGTTAAAGAAACAGTTACATCAATAACAACACCTGGAGATGTTTCAGCAATAGTAAGTTCTTGACCGGTTACTGCAACATTAACACTTGTTGAACCTGTAGCTGCAAAAGGACTTTCTGCAAAAGCTGTTATACCAAAGGCCATGAGCTACTAAACCTCTTCTAATTTGAACTTATATTTTTTACCTGATTTGTTATTGAATAAATAAAGATCTTCAGCACCCTCTTGAATAGTCCAATTACCTTTTGTACCATCAACTGCGTTACCTTCAGACTTTCCTTCATTAGATAAATGTAAGTC